CGCAGCCTCGTCGTCATCGTCTTTGACGAGGCCTTCCTGCCGGCATATTTCGTGTTGTTGGTCAAATTTCACTTCAGCACTCCCTTTGCCAGCGCGCCGATGATTGCGGCCGCGCTCGTGTCCGCTTTCTTCGTTCGCTTCGCATAGGACCGCAGCAGCACTGCCGGATCGTGTCCGCAGCGTGCGGCGACGACATGCACCGGCACGCCAGCGTCGAGCAGCAGCGTCTCGTGAGTCCCGCGCAGGTCGTGCAGCCGCAGGTCGGGGAAGCCGAGCCTTCTCGCCCGGTAGAGAAAGAGCTGAGTGAAACTGTCCGGGCTTGCGCAGCTTCGTGAACGAAAAGCTCTCGCCGGGCTGGGGCGGGGAGGGGAATATCAGCGCCTCTTCGGGCAGCTTCACCAATCCGAGATCGACGGTGATGCCATCTGGCACACCCGCCACGAGGCGCAGGGCTTTTTCCTTCTCGGCGCAGAGCAGCGCGACGAGGTCGTCATCGACGGCGATCGTGCGCTTGCCGCGTTCGCTCTTCGGCGCTTTGACCGCAAGCGGGCGGCCGGTAATGGCTTCGACACTCCGCTCGATGCGCAGTGTTCGCGCCGTCGCATCGAAATCGCTCCAGCGCAGCGCCAGCGCCTCATTGCGCCGGGCGCCAGTGAACGCCAGCGTGGCGACGATCGGGAACAGCACCGAGCCCTTGAACCCTGCAAGCAGAGTGCGGAGCTGGTCCTGATCGAGCACCGTGCCGTGATCGGCCTCGCCGGGCGTTGGGATCTCGTCTGCGCGGTCGATCGGATTAACCGCAATGAGGCCCTTGCGCACGGCCGTGCTGAGACAGGCGCGGAATATCGTATGCGCCGAGTGGGCGGTGCGCGGCGAGAGGCTGGCTTTCAGTTTGCGATAAAGAGCGTCGATTTCGGTCGGCTGGAGCGCCTGCAGTGGCCGCGTTCCAAGGGCCGGGACTATATGAACGCGGAGGTGCTGCTCATAGCGCACGAGCGAGCGCCGCGCTTTGATGTTTGCCTTCTTGCCTTGCGCGCCGTTGGCAAGCCACTGCTTGGCCCATTGCGCGGTCGTGACCCGGCTAGGATCGATATGCTCGCCAGTGTCGCCGGTACGGAGCAGCCGGCGCAGTTCCTTGCGCGCGTCCTTCGACGTACCGTGGAACGTCTTTGTGAACCGCTTGCCGTCAATGCGGTAGCGCAAGCGCCAAGCGTCCGGGCCACGTGCATCGATTCCGCCGTCACCACGATCGCGTCGGTTGCTCATGACATCTTCTTCCTTTCTGCCAGCATCCTTGCTCGCCACACCCGCATTTCGGCTTCGGTCTGAAAGTTGCGGCGCGCTTTTTCAATCTGATGTCTCTTCGCCAGCGTTCGTCCAAAGGTCTGTGGGTCGCCCGGACTTAATGGGTCGGCCCAGTGATCTTCGGTTGTGGGTTCGAGCGGCGGCGGCGTGAGGCTGGCGAGCAAATACTGAACTGCTTCGATGAGCGCGGCGTGAGATTTTGGATGTTTGTGCCAGAGATGCCCGCTGTAATGATTTATGTCGTAAGCAATTCCCTTGATGTCGCTTGCGAGCCCGGATGTCGGGTCATCGCTCATCAGCTCATCCATAACTGCATCAAACAGCAGGCGACTAATTGTGTCTTCGACGCTTTCCCCTTCCCGCTTGGGGACGCCCTGTATCAGATCGTCCTGTTTGAGGCTCCGCTCGATCCGTTGCCGGATTTCATCAGCGATCGAACGTCCGGCGTGAGTGGCGAGCGCCTCTAGCTGCCCACGGACCCGGTCATCCAGCGCAACCCCTAGTTGTCGCTTCTTGGCCATTTTCCACAGCCCCGCAAAGGCCCTTGACGCATCCGTTGCTAAGTGTAGATTTGCTAGTAATCTACTTTCAATCTAACAAGGTACCACAATTCAAACTTAAGTCAATATACCCAACAGGGGTCAGCGAATGCCGCGACGAGAAGCGAAGCAAGTTGAGGTGGTTACCGGCCCGGACGAGCGGTGGATAATTCCGCCCAAGTATGGGGATCGGGCCAGCTTCACCATCCGCGAGACCGCTGAGATCCTCGGCATTAGCCCGTGGACCGCATGGGACGCCGCCAAGAAGGGCGAGCTGCCGGTCATCCGAATTGGCCGGCGCAAGATCGTCCCGCGCGTGCACCTCGAAAAACTGATGAACAGCGGCAGCTAGGCCGATGTCTTACGGCCGCACTACCGCCAGCTCATGCACCTGTTTCTGGACCGACGCGCGCGTCGAGCTGCTGAAGAAACTGTGGTCCGAACCCGGCCTGTCGTGCCGGCTCATCGCGAACGAGCTCGGCACGACGCGCAACGCAATTATCGGCAAAGGCGGGCGGCTCAACCTGCCGATGCGGCCACGAGCGCCGCGCGCCCCCAAAGCAGCAACACACTCAACCGGCTCGCGACCGAAGCCGGTGCAACCGATGCCGGTACCGCCGCCGACGCTAGAAGTTAATGATCGGGACATTCCGCTTGAACAACGTAAAGGCCTCCTCGAGCTGACGAGCACTGCTTGTCGCTGGCCGATCGGAGACCCGCGCACCGAGGCGTTCTTTTACTGCGGGGCTCCAACCGTGCGCATCGGGCAATCGTATTGTCCGGGTCACTATGCGCGCGCCTACACCGATCGGAGTGGCATCTGATGGTCGAGCAAGCCACCGATCTCATTCGCCCGATCGAGACCGAATACCGCGGCTGCCGGTTTCGCAGCCGGCTCGAAGCGCGCTGGGCGGTTTTTTTCGACGCCGCCGGCATCGAGTGGCAATACGAGCCCGAAGGCTAGGTCGTGAACGGGCGTTCCTACCTGCCCGATTTCTTTCTGCCGCAGCTCAACGCTATCACTGAGATCAAACCCACGCCCGAGGCCGCCAAGCAAGCAGAGCCACTGTTGAAGGCGCTGGCGGCAGGAACCAAGTGTGGCGTCTTTCTTCTTTGTGGATCGCCTGACCCCGGCAGCCCGCCGCGGATCACTAAGTTTGTTCGAGGCAGCGGCGAGCCGCCCCGTGTTTTTACAGTAGGGGCTGCGTGGCACCAGTGCGTATTTTGCGACCATGTCGGCTGGAGGGGGATAAATGACAAGGGGCACGGCTGCGCCCCCGAAATCAAGTTCCTTTCCGTTGCAGAACAATTGTCGCCGCGCGTCGAGCACGCGATGGCCGAGGCGCGGCGCGCACGCTTTGAGCACGGCGAAGACGGAACGCCGCGCCCGTATCGGCCCGCAACCAGAAATCCAGTCTTGGTTTATGTCGCGGGCTCGGTCCTGGAGCCCGAGGCTGATTATCCCGCATGAAGGCGGCCGCTGCGCACGGTCTCAACGATTGGACGCGCGAAGCGGAAGTCGAATTTGTCACGAAATGCATGGCAGGCTTGCTCAACGCGCGCTGTCGCGAAGACACGACGTCGATCACCGGCGACCCGCCGCCGGCATGGGTAGCGCCCGAGCTGCTGCCGGCCTGGAACGAGACCGTCCGCAGCGGCGGGCGCCCCAACATCGTCTGGCGTAAAGGCTCGGGATGGTACGTCCGCGACACCAGCAAGCTGTGGCGCGACGATGCGGCAAAGCCTGCGCAAGCAATTCCAGATACTCCGCGCGAAGAAACCAGCAGCAAGTCTCCAGACCCCCCGCGAACAAACAAGCCGGTAGAACCGCGCATCGGACCAAAGCCGTTCGGCCGGGTCGATTTCTCGACCATCCCGCTGCGCGAGTGGCTCTACGGCCGCCACTACATGCGCGGCATCGCCAGCGCCACCATCGGTCCCGGCGGCATCGGCAAATCATCGCTCGACTTGCTCGAGGCGATCGCCATGGCAACCGCACGACCGCTGCTAGGGGAAGCACCGAGCGAGCAACTCAAGGTCTGGTATCACAACGGCGAGGACGCCCCGGACGAACTCGACCGCCGCATCGCCGCCGCCTGCGTGCTCTATCAAATCGACCCCCACGAGCTGACAAAATACCTGTTCGTCACTTCCGGCATCGAAATGCCGATCAAGATCGCCAGCGGCAACGGCAACTTCCAACTCAATAGTGCCGTCATCCGCGACCTGATCGCCGGTATCTCGGCTCACAATATCGACGTGCTGATCCTCGATCCGCTGATCACATTGCACAGCCTGGCCGAGGCCGAGAACCACAAAATGGATCCGGTGATCCGCGAATTTCACCGCATCGGCATGGAGACCGGCCGCGCCATCGAGCTCGGCCACCACACCCGCAAGAAGGTCACCGGCCAGGAAGAGTATTCGGTGGCCGACGCACGCGGCGCCTCCGCCATCATCGATGCGGTGCGCTCGGCACGCACCATCAACGCGCTGAACGACGCCAACGCCAAACTGCTGAACGTCACCGACGAGGTCGAGCGCCTCTCCTATTTCCGCGTCGATCGGGGAAAGGCCAACTATACCCGCCGCGGCGCCCCGCAGTTCTTCCGCTTCGCCAGCATCGATTTGCCGAACGGCCCCGGCGGCACTCCAGGCGACGAAGTCGGCGTGGTCGAGCGCGTCACCTCACCGGACGCCACAATCGAGATGGCCGCCACCGACATCGAAATCCTGCGCGCCGAAACCGCCAATACCGACTGCGCCGTCGATCGCCGAGCAGAAAGCTGGTTCGGCAAGGCGGTCGCCAAGCATTTCAATCTCGATCTCGCTACCGGTCTCGGCGAGACCAAGGTCGAAAACGTCATCAAACATCTGCGCGCCATCGGCGCAGTCGTCGTCGAGCAGCGAGCACCGCGCCCAGGAGCTGCCGACCGGCACCGAAAGAGCTTCTACGCGCCGGGAAATTAGTCCTGATAAAAATGCCACACTGCACTAGAAGTTGTGGCTGTGTGGAGATGTGGAGACGCAATTTCATCCACTCTCCACATCGCCACAAAAGCCTGTGGTGGAGATCTTTTCCCTAAAGAAGAAACAACCTCCACACAGGCCAGCGTAGCGTAGCCTCCGCTTCCGGCTACGGCTACGCCACACTGGCCTCAAGCCACTTCCACAAAAGCCTCTCCACAACTTGGAGACGTTCAAATAGATACCGAAAATCCACGCATTCGCGCCGCCCTTCTGACAGAGCAAGACGCGGCAGCGAGAACTCATCCCTTCATGCCGGCGTATATATCGAAACCACCGTTATCCTCCGTGGCGACTCAACCTGGAACAAAGCGCTTTCCCAGCGCGAGATCGTGCTCTGGTGCAGGAAAAACCGCGCCGCAAACGTCATCTTGATGGGTTTGTACCCAAGGTATAAACCGCTCGCAAAAGGCGGGCGCATATCGAGATGCAGCGCGCATACGATTTCCTTCCTGCTCTTCTCCGAATTTGTGCTGCTTTGGGTCCGGCGTTGGGTCCAATGCGTATCTGTGTGTGCGCAAGAGCTTGGTTCATCTAATACATTGCCGTTCGCGTCAGCGAAGTCGGACTTCGCTGCCTGCTCGAGCTGCGCAGCGGAGCGTGTGATTTGGCGCGCAACGTGGGGCTTCCTGGGCCAAAAGACCCGGCAGGGGTGGTCGGTGGGGGGAAAATCGTCGGCTCCGGCGATTTTCGACGTCTCCTCCGAGCACACGCGGTCGCGGCAAAATCCTTGGCTCTGTGCGCTTGCTCGATCGCGCGCAGAAGTGCTGCGCCTGCCTCTGCGGGGCTTCTACGCGCGTTGATTTGGCTGGTGGGTGTCTTGGTGCCCTGCGCGGTTAGGAAAACAGCCCTAGGCCCAGGGAAAAATCCCTAGGAAAAAAGCCCTAATGGCGCTATCCTCATTTTTCAGCATTTGGCGGAGTTGTACGGCATGGATGAAAGAATTTCAGTGCCGATGCCAAGAGAGTTGGTGGAATTTGTTCGGCGTCAGGCTTTGGAGCAGGACCGGAGTGCGGCGTCTGTTGTTCGGCGGTTGATTGAGGCTGCGGCGCGGTCGGAGCGAGGTGTGAAGGCGGCCGAGCGTGATGCGTTGCGGGGTGCAGCGTGACCGACAAGGGGCACCCCAAGGACATCGTCATGGGCGCGAATGGGTACTGGCACGCGCTTTATTGGGACGGCTCACTTGGCCCTGCGCTTAGTCTCGATCAGATGCTCGACACATTGCCGCTGTTGCAAGAGGCGCCTGACACGACGCCTGGTGTGCGAGGTGCAGCGTGAGCGATTGGGTCACGGCCGCGATCGAGGCGAGCGGCGACAATGCCTTGCGCAGGAAGCTGCGGCGGCTGCGTCAGCTTGCCGATGCGTCGATGATTGATAGCCCGCAGTTCCGGATCTACGCCGACTTTTTCGACGCGCTGCAGAACGGGACCGACGAGACCCGGCGGCTGATGCTGGTAGAGGCAGAACGCGAAGAGGCAACGACATGATGGGCTTTGCCGGTATCGACATGGGGGCGCCGCTGGCCAAGGTGCTGACGGATCTTGAGCGGGTGATCGAGGTCATCGAGGCACATGGTGGGGCGGCGCAGGTGAAGGCGAACCTGGCGGCGATCCGGAAGGCGCAGGGCGAGGCGCTTGAGGTGATGGCCAAGGCTACGGCCGCAGAAGGAAAACTTTCTGAGGTGAAGGCCGTGCAGGAGAAGGTTGCTGGTGAGCTGCGTTCCGAGGCTGCGGCTTTGATTGAGCGCACCCGTGCTCTGGACGCGCGCGAGGCCAAGCTTGGCGAGCGCGAGCGCAGGTTCAAGGAGCAGGTCGACAAGCTGCTGGCTGCGGCGTGAGGGAGGCCATTCATGTCAACGTACAAAACGGGCATCAAATCGCATGATGATTTTTGCAATTCGCAAGAAGGCATCAGGCAGACAAGTGTGATGAATGCGGCCAATCAGGCGGCGGTGACTAGTGCCGAAATAACCTTCTACAAGGCCGTGGCGAAGTCCTGTCGCGACAACGCCAATGGCGCCGGGCTGGGCGTTGCCCAGCAGGCATTGCGGGCGCTCGGCATCACTGGCGCGTTCTGACCTGCAATCGCGGCCGGCATCCGTAACGATACCGGATTCGAAATGCTCGCAACCCGCTTCGAATTGCTTCTCACCCCGAGCAGCCGGCAACAGCTAGACACCCTGGCGGCGGACCTGGGCGTAAGTGCGGCCGATGCGGTGCGGCTGGCGCTGCGCCGGATGGCGGCCGCGCACTCCCGCAAGGCCAGGCGCGCTGCGCCGGCCATGCCTGCCGCCATGCCTGCCGCGCCGTCCCTTGCCGCGATGGATTTGCCTGCGCTGCTCGCCTTGCGTGATGAGCTTGCCGGCAAGACATCGGTAGAGGCTTCGCGCCAACTTCACGAGCTCACGATGGAAATTGGTAAGCGCCAGATGTACGCCCAATGGAGCGCCACGAAATGACCGACAGGAAAGCTGCGCGCGCACAACTTATAGAATGGGCGCTCAAACTTCACCACCACGGCCAGATGCAGTCTCAGAGTGACAGGGACAGCTACGTCGCCGCGATGTTGGCGATTCTGGATCTGGTCATCAACAACGTCGTGGACCTCTCGCCACCGCCGCCGAAGCAGGATGCGTTTGTGAAGCCGATTCCGGCGCGTGAAGTGATAAACACGCCTGAGAAGCTGGCCGCCGCCAGGAAGAAGCTTGTGGACCTTGCAGCGGAAGAAAGAAAGCTGGCGGCCATGAGTTGGAATCAAATGGAAGCCCGTCATGAGGCACGTCTGAGATTCGTACGCGGAGAATTGGCAGCGCTTAATATTGAGGTAGGCCTGGCCAGCAAAATGACAGGAGCGGCCCATGCCTGAGATGGATGCAGCGGCACAGAGCGCGCTCGGCGCTGCCATAGCCAATGCAAACGCCGCAGAAAAAGCTGGCGACCATGCCGGCCGGTCCGCGGCTGCGACTGCTGCGCTCAAGTTGATGGAGGCCAACTTTCATCCAGCGGCACCGACGAACCCGACCGATGCGGCAGGTGCCAGCGCGCGGCTGGCACATCTGGAGAAAGACAGTGCTTGGGTTGCTCGCTACTTCGCGGGTGACCCACAGGCGCAGCGAGAATTTAAATCACTGACGGAGCGGCTTGCGAACACCGATGACGTGACGCGCGCGGTGCAAGGCGCTGACCGCAGCCCGTTCGAGTTCGAGGCTCGCAGCAGCGGCGCCCAGGCCAGCCTGCGGGATATGGTCGCGATGTTCGATCACATGCGTGCAGTCGGCGACGAGCAGGACGTAGTGGTTCTAGAAGGCTTCATGCGCGATCAACAATACAATCCCGCCGAATACGAACTAGCTAAATCGGTCCATGCCGAGCTCACCAGCAGCCCGGACTTCCTGAAGAAGCTCGCGGCCAAGGACCCGTTCGTGACGAAATTGTTTCATCGCGCGAGCATGGTCCTCGCTGCCGGCGTTGATCGTTCGTTTGCCGCGCGAAGCTGGAGCGGAGAAATTGCTGGAGGAGCGATTTCTCGACGAGCTGCGCGCTGACCGCGACCTGGCCGCGCACGCCGACCAGGTGGAGGACGCGCTCGAGGCGGCTCGACCTCGAGGCCGATGGCAACCCTCATGTGCCTTGCAGGCGTTCAGCGCGGCCGAGTGGATTATCAGACAAAACCGCACGATCGAGGAGAAATGTTTCGCTCTGATGAAATTATTCTCTTTGCCGGGCGCAGTTGTTGTGAACATGCGTGAGCTTCTACCAGGATGGTGAACATGTGGCGCGGCGGCTTACACCTCCGCCGCGTCCATGCGGCCTGCGGGTTCGAATGGCGCAGGCCAAGTTGCCGCCGCATCTTGCGAAGCCCCGGACTTGATCCGGGGGAAGGTATGGAAATCCCTGATGGGAAACGCGAGATGCGGCGGAGTTATTTGTAGGTGAACGATGCCAACGCCAGCGCGCCGCAAACAGGAATCGGGTGAGCTCGGCCCGGCGATGAAGGCGCTGCCCAATGCACGCTGGCGTGCGTTCGTGGAGTTCTACCTCTTGGAAAAGCCCGGCCGCGGCGCGCAGACCAACGCTGCCCGGCGTGCCGGCTTTGGCAATGCGCGCAGCACGCCGCTGGTGATGGCGCAGACTGCATTGCGGCTGATGCGTGACGAGCGAATGATCGCGGCGATTGCCGAGGAAGCGCGCAAGATCCTGCGCGCCGGCGCGCCGGAGGCCGCCAAGGCGCTGCTCGAGCTGGTGCGCAATCCCGAGCATAAGGACCACGCGCGCGGCATCGGCATGGTGTTGGCTCGCACCGACCCTGAGATCACGCGGCACGACCTGCAGGTAACGCACCGGGTCATCGATGAGGACCAGGAAAGCCTCGAGGAGCTGAGGGCGCTGCGCCATCTCGGCACTTCGCGCGAGAAGCTGCTCGAGCTGTTCGGTGGCAACGGCCTTGCGCGATTGGAAAAGCTGGAGGCGGCCGAGCAGGAACGCCGCGCCGCGAATGCGAAGGTGATCGAAGCCGAAGCGGTCGAGGTTGCCGCCGATGGCTGATGATGCACCCGACCCGCAAAGGCTGATCAAGCTCGCGCGCCAGACATTGTCGTCGGCGGAGCGGCGCAAGAAATTCCGCCGCATCGATTTCCTCGACACGTCGTGGTGGTACCCGACGCAGCTCGCGTTCTTCGCTGCCGGTGCGACCGGCGTGCATCAGCGTTTGATTTACGGCGGGTCACAAAGCGGAAAGACCACTTGCTGCGCCGCCGAAGTCGCCTGGCACCTAACCGGCGAATATCCCAATTTTTGGACCGGCAAGCGTTTCACCAAGCCGATCCGCGCGTGGTGCGTGGGGGAAAGCGTAGTGCTGGTGCGCGACACGGTGCAACGCAAGCTGTGCAGCGAGGAGGGCGAGTTCGGTAGCGGCACCATCCCGCTCGAAAGCTTCACCAAAGCGGCCGATCATGGTGCCGGGCGGTACTGGCGCCATCGATACGATATTCGTCCGGCACGCGACCGACGGCAAAGTTGACGGCACTTCGACCTTGACGTTTAAGACCTTCGAGATGCGGCGCGAACGGCTGCAGTCGGAAAGCATCGATCTCGTCTGGATCGATGAGCGGCCGGACGAGCAGATCTATTCCGAGCTGCTGGCGAGAACATCCGCGACCGATGGTCACTTGCTGGTGAGCTACACGCCGATCGGCGAAGGCGGCGCTGCCGGCATCACCTATCGGTTTCTGGTCGAGGCCTCATCCGATCGTGCGCCGTTTCGCATCACCGGCACCGAGGCAAAGCACATCACTCCGGAGCGGCGCGAGGTGCTGGCTCCGAGCTACAGCGATGCCGAGCGCGAGACCCGTCTGGAAGGCACCCCGCAGCTTGGCGCCGGCCCGGTGTTTCCGCTCGAGCTCTTGCCGAGCGTCATCAGCGCCTTCGATGCCAATGCGCTGCCGTCCTGGGCCAGACATTGCGTCGGCATCGATTTCGGGTTTGCCGGCGGCTTTGCCGCGGTGCTGATCGCCTGGGCGCACGACACCGGCGACGTGTGGGTGATCGACTCGTTCATGATGCAACAGTCGAGTGCGCTGTATCACGTTCAGCGCATTCATTCGATGACGCAGGGCCTGAGAATTCCGGTGTCTTGGCCGCACGACGGGCACGTGCACGACAAGGGATCCGGCTTTGCGCTGGCACAGCAGTACCGCGGCTTCGGTGCCAATATGCTGCCCAGCCACGCCACCAATTACGGCGCCGACGACTACCGGGTCGAGCCGGGGCTTGCGGAGATCCGCGAGCTCATGTTTTGCGGCAAGCTTCACATCGCCGGACACAACACCGAGCTCATCGAGGAGATGCGGCACTATCACCGCGATGAGGACTTCAAGGTGGTCAAGCAGAAGGACCACCTGATCGACGCGTTTCGCTACGCG